AAGTACATCCTGGTGGACCGCATTCCGGTTGCAGAGCCTGATCTGCTCAAGTGGGCCCGATGGATGGAGTCAGCAGATCGTCGTGTTGCTGAGACCATGGTTGAGGGTGTCCGCGTATCCACGGTGTTCCTTGCTCTCGATCACAGATGGGGAGGGAATGGTCCTCCGATCATTTTTGAGACGATGATCTTCGGCGGCGAACACGACCAGGATTATCAGCAGCGATGTTGCACCTGGGACGAGGCGGAGAAGATGCACACCGTAGCAGTTAAAGCAGCGAAGAAGGGTCGCAAGGCCCCGTCCTACGAGTGGGCAAACAGGATGATGCGTAAGTCCATAGCGGCATTTTTTAAGCGATGAGGCAGATTGTTGACTACACCGTGATCGTGGCTGCTAACGGCGGGGCCCTGGTTGATTCTGTGTTCGAGAATATCGGGCAGGGCTGGCAGCCTCTCGGTGGTGTCTGCCTGGCTTACGAGCGGAACATTCACCGGGAGCTGGGGCCGAATGACATCAATCTGCCGAACGACTTCGAGCATTACGCTCAGGCAATGGTGAAATACGAAGATGGCTGAGAATCCAGACAGGCAACTACCGTCAGCAGGAGACCTGCGCTTCGTGCTACGGGCTGGCGATCCAGCACTGTTCGAGGAGAAGGGCAGGACTCTGCGTATTTTGCAGCGATTTGAGTGGTCCAATACGGAGAAGAAGTTGGATTGGTTTGATGTGCCGCTCAAGGAAGAATAGAATCGCCGGAGCCGCCTGGAGGATGCAAGCATGCCACTCAAAAAGGGTAGCAGTAACAAGGCTGTAAGCTCGAATATCAGTGAGTTGGTGCAAACGGGCAGACCGCAAGATCAAGCTGTCGCAATCGCGATGAGTGTTGCCGGGCGCTCGAAGCACAAGCCAGGCAATCCACACGGCAAGAAACCAGGCAATCCCCATATGTCGATGGAGCGGCCAGCGCACCATCGCAACAAGCACGATATGTGATGGCTGGGCAGTCTCAGGGCGCATGCGAGACGACCTTGACCGAGCGATTCTCGGTGAGTCACTGCGAGTGCGATACCTATCCAGGTAACCTGGGGCCATGCAAGACGTACCTGGCCGGCGCGAATGACCAGTGCGTGTATTGTGATCACTCTGAGAAGTGCCACCAGCAGGTGTGTGATGTCTGACCTCAACGAAAAGAACATCGAGAAGGCAGCCAGGCGGCTCAGGATCCGCTTGATGGTCAACCGGAAGCACCTGCATGCGCCGGCATTGCGTCCGCATACCTGGATCTTCCTGCGCCATGGAGATGGCGATGAGGATGCGACCTGCCTGGGTATCGTGTTCAATAAATGGCCGGCGAATAAGTACAACATGATCCGCTTCACCGCTCACACCCACACTGGCAAGGAAATGAAAACATCAGGACGACTGACCAAGATCAGTAATGGCGAGGATGGCCTGATTCTCGATGTGCGCTGGCCCTGGGACACCTTGCTGAAGGAGTACAAGGGACTCAGCGCCGGGAATCTCTAATGGTGGTCGAAGTAGAGATCCGCTTTGGCACTATGAGAATCACGGTTTGTGAAGATGGCAGTCTCTGGTTATCAAACTCTGAGGGCGAGGGAATAGCAGTCGAGGTGGAGCAGATTGACGAACTACTACTGACCCATTTCAAAGAGAATTTCTGAGGTGGTCGCAGACGCACTAACGGTCCAGGAAGCAGTAGCAGAATCGCTGACGCAAGCCCAAGCCGAGTTCTTACGGCGAGATCTGAGAGAGTTCGTTGCGGCAGCTTGGCCGATCGTAGAGCCAAAGCCATTCAGAAATAACTGGCACCTGGACGCGATCTGCGATCACCTCGCCTATGTCACGTTCGGTGACATTCGCAATCTCATGATCAACATCCCACCGCGGCAGACCAAGAGCCTGACCGCGAGTGTGCTGTGGCCAGTGTGGGAGTGGCTGCTGGATCCTGGGGTGCAGTTCTTGTTCGCTTCCTATGCCCAGGAACTGGCTATCCGAGATGCAGTAAAGTCTCGCCGGCTGATCGAGTCAGCCTGGTTCAAGGAACGGTATGGCGGCACCTTCTACCTGGATCCCGCGGACAACAGGAAGAATCGCTACGTCAACAACCATGGCGGCCATCGCATCTCTGGCTCGATCCTGGGTAAGGCAACCGGCGAGGGTGGCGACAAGATCGTCATCGATGACCCTCACAACATGAAGGACGTGTATTCGGACACCATCCGGCACAACACCCTTTCGACCTGGGATAACAGCCTGCGGTCCAGGCTCAATGATCCAACCACCGGCCAGAAGGTGCTGATCGGGCAGCGATCGCATGACGCCGATCTGTTTGGCCACATCCTGGCCAGCGAGGACGAGCGATGGGAAGTGCTGATGCTGCCGATGGAGTTCGATCCAGCCAGGAAGTGCATCACCTTCTTCAACAAAGGCGTCGGCCACATCGAAAAGGATGGCCCGATCTTCGAGGATCCCAGGGAGAAGAAGGGCGAGCTGCTGAATCCGGAACGCTTTGGCAACGAGGAGAAGAAGGCCGAGACCAAGGCGATGTCAGTCAGGGACTACAGTGCCCAGTTCAACCAGGATCCGACCTCCGGTGGCGGCCTGATCCTGAAGAAGAAATGGTGGCAGCAGTGGTGCTATCCCCAGGATCATCCGGAAGCTGGTAAGCCGATGCCAAACCCAGACTTCATCGAGGTCATCTCCGTGTACGACACTGCGTTTGAGACCGAGGAGGAGAACGACTGCTCGGCCAGGATCACGGTGGGGCTGTTCGAGTGGTCACCGACAGGCCGGGAGAGTGATACTTGCGTCAATGCGCTGCTGCTGGAGCGATTCAATGACAAGGTAGAGTTCCCGGACCTGAAGACTGAGGCGATCGGCCACAACACCGAATGGAGTCCTGACTGGACGCTGATCGAGAAGAAGGCCAGCGGTCATTCGCTGCTCCAGGAGCTGAGGCGAGCAGGCATTTCGGTCAGGGGAGTCAAGCCTGGCACCAACGACAAGATCTTCAGGGCCCACATGGTCGCGCAGATCCTCAAGGATGGCCGCATGTGGTACATCCCCAGGAACTGGGCCTACGAGGTCATCAACCAGTGTGCGACCTTCCCAGTGGGTGAGCATGACGACCTGGTGGACTGCGTGGTGATGCTGCTCGGTTACATCCGGCGCATGGGCCTGATCACCCTGCCTGACGACGAGAAAGACGATGAGCTGGCGCTGTTCAGCCAGCCGAGGAAGTTCTATGGCGCATGACATGAAGAACGTGATCGAATTAAGTGCCGGCAAGTTCGATGCCGTGCGAACGCTCAGAGATGCACTGGCCGAGGCAGAGCGCGGTGACATTACCCACGTCATCGTCATCGCGGCTGACAATGCGGACGAGGGAAAGATAGCTCGTCCTGGCACCATCTGGTGTACCTGGTCGGAGCTGACTCGTGTCGATGTGCTGTGGATGACCAGGTGGCTGAACAATAAAATCGATTATCGTTATTTCGGCATGTGGCACGAGGACCAGGAGTGAGGTAGCATGCGCTCGCCGCGATAACGGGGAACGCATCATGGTCATTGTCTGGATTCTCATTGGTATTCTGATCGGCATGATCCTGGCCTGTAAGCTGCCAAGCGTTTGCAGCGTTCTCAGCAAAGCCTGGAGCTGGCTCAAGGGTAAGTTCGGTGGCAAAGCAGGGGAGTAACAAGTCGAGGAATCAAACCAGGTCAGGTGGCAGCGTCGATGCCAGGTGGCTGGTGAACAATAAAAATAAACGACGCAAGCACCGAAAGATCGCAGAGCAGTCTCGACGCCGCAACCGCAAGTAGATAGAATTACCGCATCTTCGCCGCCAACGAAGCATGGGGCACAGCTATGGGATTAGGTGGTGGAGGTCTGGAAGGGCTAACGAGCAAGCCGGCAAGTCTTACCGGCTTGGGCATCTGGAAGTACCGTACCGAGATCGCAGCGCCGCCTGCAAGCGGCCAGGTGAGGTTCAACAACGTCGATCCAGCGGCGGCCACAGAGATGTACATTCACGAGACCAATCAGAATGGCCTCGACCTGGCCAACTTCTTTGATCTGATTGCGGTTGATTCGATTCTTTATCTCCAGGACCGGCGCAACGCCGATAACTTTTTCGTTATCGAGGTCGCCACCAATACCGATAGCGGTGCCTATCGCACCATCGTCATGGACACAATCATTTTGCAAGGCGCAGAGCCGAGTCAGAATACTGATATGGCCCTGGTGGTCTCGTAGAGGATCAACTAATGGCAGTCAGGGCAGATCTTTTATCGACCATGAAGCCGATGCCGACCTTCACGGAGACCGAGCAGGTCACCGAGAAGAACATCATCCGGCACAACGACGATGGCACCATCTCGGTTATCCCGAAGGGCGAGATCGCGGAGTACGCTGATGTCGATCACAATGCGGAATCTCCGGATGGCTGGAACGACAACCTGGCCGAGGAGCTGTCTCCCCAGGAACGCATTGCGATCGCGGACGAGCTGATCGAATACTACGAGATCGATGAGCAGGTCCGCGACGAACACTTCAATCGGCTGACTGACGGACTCAGGCTGATGGGCCTGACCGATGAGCCGGCCTCGGACGTGCCGTTCAAAGGCGCGGCCACCGTGCAACATCCGATGATCGCTGAAGCCGTAACGCAGTTCCAGGCGCGAGCGATCGAGGAGTTCTTCCCGCCCCAGGGCCCAGTGAAAGCGTACATCGTGGGTGAGGCGACCGAGGAGAAGGTAGCTCAGGGCGAACGTCTCGCGGATTACATGAACTACCAGCTCACCGAGGCCGACGACGAATACTTCTGGTCAACGGATCAGATGCTGTTTTATCTCCCCCTAAGCGGCTCTGCGTTCAAGAAGGTGTACATCGACCCCATCACTGGCATGACGACTTCTCGCTTCGTGACTGCCGAGGATTTCATCGTCCCGTATCATGCGCGGACCCTGGCGAATGCCCCTCGGTACTGTCACAAGTACGAGATGCCAGAGAACGATGTGTTTCGGGCCCAGGCGGCGGGATCTTTTATCGAGGATGCCAGGCTGGAGCCGACACCGCAGATCCTGGTGGACAAGAACACCAGCTTCTCCAGGTACGACATGGAGGACGTGGCTGACGATCGCAGTCCTCAGCAGCATTACGACGACACGATTTACACCATCCTTGAGTACCACATCGATTACCACATGCCCTGGGATCAAGACCAGGACATCGCTCCTCCATACATCGTCACGGTCGAGGCCGAGTCTCGCGAAGTGCTGGCAGTGCGCCGCAACTGGGTACACGACGACGAGCTGATGAAGAAGCGCATCTGGTTCACTCACTACAAGTATCTCCCTGGCCTTGGTTTCTATGGCTTTGGCCTGCTACACATAATTGGCTCACTCGCAAAAGCAGTCAGCGGTGGCATCCGTGCCCTGCTCGACAGCGCAGCAGTGGCAAACTTACAGGGTGGCTTCAAGAGCAAAGAAGCCAAGATCGCCGGGGAGATACGCTTTACTCCTGGTGAGTGGATCGATGTCGATATGTCCGCGGACGAGCTGTCGAACGCATTCTTCAACCTGCCAGCCAAGGAGCCATCGACTGCATTGGCCACCCTGGTACAGATGCTGGCCGATGAGGGCCGGCGCTTCGCCACCACCACCGAGAACATGGTCGGTGACGCCAGCAACACTGGTCCGGTAGGCACCACCCTGGCGTTGATCGAGCAGGGCTCGAAGGTGTTCAGCGGCATCCACAAGCGCATGCACGTCTCAGCCAGGCAAGAGTTCAAGATGATGTCCACATTGAACTACGAGTTCATGGACCTGGACGAATATCCTTACGAGGTGCAGGGCGAGGAGCGCACCATCCTCAAGCAGGACTTCGATGGCCGCGTGGACATCATCCCGGTGTCGGATCCGAACATCTGGTCAGCGGTGCAGCGCATCGCGCAGAGCCAGGCAGTGCTGGAACTGGTTACCGCGGATCCGGAGCTGTATCCGAAGAAGCAGCGCAAGATCATTCATCGACGCATGCTGGAAGCACTGAGAATCCCGGACGTGGATCAGGTGTTGCCGGAGGACACGGACTCGCCACTGGATCCGGTGAGCGAGAACATGAACTTCCTGGTGGGCAATCCTTCGACCGTGTATCCACTCCAGGATCACGAGTCGCATATCGCAGTTCACATGAATTTTGCTCAACAGCAGGCCGCGGAGGCTCCTGACCTGGTGCAGATGCTGGAGCCGGTGATCCAGGCCCACATCATGGAACACAAAGCCTACGTGTATCGGGCCGAGGTCGAGGCTCAACTGGGTACGCAGCTTCCCTACATCAACCTGGATGATCCGAGCGAGAACGAGGAGCTGCCACCTGACCTGGAGCAACTGATCAGCCAGGCTGTGGCCAAGAAGCTCAAGCCTCCGCCACCACCTGCGCCGACGCCTGAAGAACAGGCCGAGCAGGACGAGGCTCAGCGTGAGGAAGATGAGCGCGACCTGGAGGTCATTGGCAAGATCGAACGTGGTCGAGCAGAGAGCGCAGCCGGCATCGATCGCGATGACGAGGAGTCCGACGCCGAGCAGAAACGCAAGGACGAGGAATCCAAGTCTGAGGGCAAACGCAAAGACATTGAATCGAGAGCCGAAGTTCGCCGCCTGGACAGGAAAGCTCGCGCTGTGGCCACCTTTGGCAGGAGCCCAGTGAGCGCAGTAAGCAGCACAGCGAGGAAGAAGGCAAAGAAGCGTGGCAGTCGCAAGTCCTAAAGAAGTTCGAGCAGCGAGAGCGTTCCTGCGGAACCAGGGTGCGTTGTCGTCGGACATTGCGCCACGCAAGTTCGCCAATTCAGCGAAGGAACTCAACATGGGATTCCGCAAGTTGCTACGCCTGATTGCCAGGCTATACTCTGGCGGCCAAATGCAGAAGCAGTTCCGCCAAAGCGCAATCATGGCGGCTGCTGAAGCAGAAAAGGGTTAAGCGATGAGACCGTAAAGATCGTCGCAAGCGAAGGAGATCAGTCATGACTGATTACGAGAAGTATCCTAAGCCGAAAGCTGACAAGACAGCAGGTCGCAGTGCCAAAGAAACTGGCAAAGCTCCGCTGGGTGGTCAGCACTCTGTCTCCGGTGCGATGGGTAAGCACCAGAAAACCGGCACCGGCAAGGAAGGCAATCCCCATTCTGGTGGCTACTGATGCCTTACGAGCATAAAAAAGTACCAGCCGGCCAGATGCACATGACCAAGAAGCCGATGAAAAAGCCAGGGACTGCGAAGGGCACCATGGGCATGTCCAAAACGAAGGGCCTGAAGGCCAGCGGGGCCATGGGTAAACACCAAAGCACCGGAACAGGAGAGGCTTTCTAACCACAGGAGAAGGCGATGTCTGCACTCAGGATGGCAGAACTCGTCCTCAACCGTTCCAAGGAACGCATGGCGGAAAATCATGCCCAGATGGACAAGGGCTGTGGTCACGATCAGTACATGAAGCTCGTCGGCAAGAACGTCGAGCTGAAATGGGTCCAGACCATTACCAGGGAGTTCCTGGCGAAAGTTGAAGGAGAGGATGAAGCGGATGAACTCTGAAGCGGAAGTAGCAGAGCAGCAGGAAGCGACATTGCTGGACACGTTTGTCGAGAAGGAATATCCAGGGAAGATTGATCTGTGGCGCATTGCGGTGCAGATCCCGGAGCCGCCTGAGACCACTGCCGGTGGAATTATTACGCCGGATGAGTATCGAGACAATCGTGAGTTCAGCACTTACGTTGGCATGGTTAGATCCATGGGCCCGTTGACTTACGAAGCGGTAACCAGGTCGAAGTTGGACTTAACTCAAGCGATTGGGTGTTCGATTGGAGACTGGGTGCAGTTTGGTAAACATGACGGTGAGAAGTTTCGGACGCAGGATGGCACCCTCTGGGTGATTCTTTCCGATACGCAGATCATCTGCGTGGTGGATTTTCCCGAAGCGTTCGATTGCATGTCTCTTTGAAGGAGGATTGCAAAGAGTAATTATCAGCGACAAGTAAGCCACCATAAGTCGTTGCGGACTACGGAGAGCGAGGATGGCCAATACGCAACGGGAGAAGATCGAGTACGAATTTGATGATCTGCGACGGAACACGGATCCAATACCAGAAAACGTACTTGACGAGCTTGGACTCGACGACGAGGATTTGACTGAGGCCGAGCGTCATGACGACACAAAAGTCACGGACGACAAAGAAGGTAAGTTGGACTTAGAGGATGACCTGGACGATCAAGGAGAGTACAGTCCAGCGAAGATGACCAAGGCGATGCGGAAGCGTCTCGTCAAGGTCAAACGTGATGCGACCAGGCAGATAACAGCCGCCAAAAAGGAAGCCGGCGACACTATCTCAAAACTGGAAGAACGGATCGCTTCACTGGAAAAGTCAGGGAAGACTGATGAACTCGACAGCGAGTTCGCTGGCAAGCTCGACGATATTGAATCGCAGATCGAGACTGCCATGGAGGCAGGCGACAGCAACAAAGTCGCATCCCTCACCAGACAGATGTCTGAGATCACTGCGGACAGGCGCGATAAAAAGCGCCAACTGGAAGTTGCTGCTCAGGATGAGCCGGATGACAAGTCGGAGGTTACGCCTACGGAGGTCATCCCAAGAGCCATGGAATGGATCGAGGAGCAGGTCTGGTGGGATGACGAAGACCTCGGACACGTCCGAGCCTTCGTTCGTAAGGCGGATCTCGCCTTGCAGAAAAAAGGATACGATCCCCACGATGATGACTTTTACGAGCAGCTTGAAGCTCTCGTCGAGGAGAAGTATCCAGGTGTCGTGGAACACACGGCTGATCTGGACTTAGACGAGGAGGAGGAGGAGGAGGGTGACGAAGAACCCGATCTCGACGATGAGGATGAGTTCGATAGCATCCCCTCGAAGAAAAAGGCTCGTCGAAAGAAGAAGCGAGGCCGGGTAAGGAGCCCGGTGTCAGAAGGTGACCGCGGAGGGGTCGGTAGGAGCAAGAAGAAATTCAGGAAGAAGAAGGAAAAAACGCTGAGCCGCGCCAGGATTGCGAACATGAGAGCGTTCGGTTTGGATCCAGAAGATCCGGCTCAGGTTGAGAACTACTTGGAGGGCTGTGACTGATGGCTACCAATGCAAAAGAGCAAGCTCGAAATCAAACGGAGAAGCGGAGAGCGGAATCAGCCCAGGGAAAGAAGGCATCTGGCGAGCAGAAGAATGCTCCCGAAGCCGTGGTCCATGCGGATGAAAAGGTCCACGATGAAAACACTGACAGGGACATGGATGACCTGTATGCCACGGAAGGCGAGAATGAAGTTACGGAGTGGCGGCGGCATTCAGACTTGGATGCGCCACCTGCCAGGGATGGCTATGTGAATCGTTTCATTCGGATACGTCTTGGAACAGTTCGCGATACTGCCCGACTGAGTAATGCACTTCGAGAAGGATGGAAGCCGGTCAAAGCGTCAAGCATTGACAGCCGTTCACTGCCGACCATCAATATCGACCAGTACGGGGATGTCATCGGCGTAGAGGATTTGATCCTATGTGAGATGCGCGAGGAAGTTCACGCTCAGCGGAAGAAGTTTTTCGCAGAAAAGCAGCGCAGACAGAATCGTGCCATCGAACGTCAACTCAAGGGAGTGTCCAGGGAAGATGTATCAGGCTTCGGCCCGATTACAGCGACCAGACACTCATCCATTACGGTGGCTCCTATGCGCGCAGCGCGAGTAGCCGACGATGATTAACCGGAGGTATCCGAATGAACGTGGACCGACCGTTTGGCTTTACGGCCACACGACACGGTGCAGGCGGAACTCCTCAACGGCTCGGATCGTATGAGATTGCGAATGGTTTAGCGGCAGATATTTTCTCAGGTGACCCAGTTGTCATCTTGGGATCTGGCCGAACCATCAGTCTCGCGACAGCCGGCAATAGCAACCTGATCGTAGGTATCTTTGCCGGCGTTCGTTTCACCGATGCCAATGGGGATGTTCAGTTCCGGCCTTTCTGGCGGACTGGCACCGTAGGCACAGGGTTGCAGCGTGGCGAAGACAACCCAGAAGCCCTCGTATATGACGACCCAAGACAGGAGTTCGTCATACAGGTCAGCGGATCTGCTGGCCTGGTAGTGGCAAATGTTGGCCTGTTGGCTAACTTTGTTGCTGGTGCGGGGTCCGCATTTACAGGCCGATCGGCTTTCGAGCTTGACCAAACGTCGCTTAACGCATCCGCGAGACAGCTTCGTATCCTTGGTCTCTCTCGCATCCCAGAGAATGATTTCGGTGAGTTCGCGAAGGCTCG